GCGCCTGGGCCACCACCTGGTCCATGTTGTAGTACTTGTAGGTGGCCAGCCGGCCGACGAAGCTCACGTCCTGCTGGCGCTCGGCTTCTTCTTCATAGCGCTTGTACAGCGCGGTGTTTTCAGCCCGCGGCACCGGGTAATACGGGTCGCCATCGGCCCGCGGGTATTCATACACCACCGAGGTCTGCGCATGCTGCTGGCCGGTGAGGTGCTTGAACTCGCTGACCCGGGTGTAGCCATAGTCGTTGGGATGGTTCACCGTGCCCACCGCCTGGAACTGCGCCTGCGGCAGCGTGATGTGCTGGAACTCCAGGCTGCGGTAAGGCAGCTTGCCGTACATGCAATCGAAATAGCTGTCGATCGGTCCGGTATAGATCATGTGGCGCCACGGCACCAGCCGCGCCACCTCGCGGTAGTCGGTGTTCAGCATCACCTTGATGTTGGGATGCGCCAACATGCGCTCGAACATGCGCGTGTAGCCGTGCAGCGGCATGGCCTGGTAGGTGTCGGTGAAGTAGCGGTCGTCGCGGTTGAGCCGCGTCGGCACGCGGGCGGTGACGCTGGCGTCCAGCTCGGACGGGTCCAGCCCCCATTGCTTGCGGGTGTAGCCGCGGAAGAACTTGTTGTAGAGGTCGCGCCCCACCTTGCTGACCACCACGTCCTCGGAGGTCTCGATGCGATCGCAGGGCTCGGCCATGCGGGCGAAGAAAGCCTCGAGCTCATGCGCGCCGAGCTGCAGGCCGTAGAGCGCATTGATGGTGTCGAGGTTGATCGGCATCGGCACCAGCTTGCCGTCCACGCTCGCCAGCACGCGGTGCTGGTAAGGACGCCAGGCAGTGAACTGCGACAGGTAGTCGAACACGTCCGCCGAGTTGGTGTGGAAGATGTGCGGCCCGTAGGGATGAACGAGGATGCCGGCATCGTCGTAGCGGTCGTACGCATTGCCGCCGATGTGCGGGCGTTTCTCCACCATCAGCACGCGCGCGTCGAGCTGGCTGGCCAATCGCTCGGCCAGCACGCTGCCAGCAAAGCCGGCACCCACAATCAGGTAATCGAAAGCAGCGCTCGATGAGCTCGCGCGGTAGATGGGCATGTTGTCTCCGGAGAATCGAAGCCGAGCCGGCCTCGCAGTCCGTTCCCCAGGGCAAGGGGCATTCCATGCACTTCTCTATCTCATGCGCCCGACAGTGGGACGCGCCACCACGTCCCCGGGGTGCAAGGCAACCACCGCGTCGGCAATTTTCCCCTTCACCGGGCACGACTTGCAGATCAGCATCTGCCCGGCAGCGACGGGCAAAGAAAAAGGACTCGACACCTGACGGTGGGAGTCCTTGTTCTCGTGAAGAAATGGTCGGGGCGGCGGGATTCGAACTCGCGACCCTCTGGTCCCAAACCGTCGTTGCAGCACATTTCGGCGGTTTTCGGCGGTTCTCTCTGACCCCTTCTTCATAGGTAGAACGGCACTCCAGACATTTCGCCGCGTTTCGCTGATTTCCGCTATTCTGTTACCCCGGCGTTACCCCAAGGGGCAAAGATGGCAGAGTCGATGGACTTCACGGTCCGCGCGATCGAGGCGGTTCAACCGCCGGCAACCGGACGGGTCGAGTTCAAGGACAGCAGGGTTCAAGGCCTCTACCTCCGCGTGACGGCAAACGGCGTCAAGACGTTCTCGTTCGTCGGACGGGCCAAGGGCTCGGCGCGCGTCGAACGCCTCACCCTGGGAAAATTCCCAGTGGTGAAGCCCGAGGAGGCCAGGCGCAAGGCAACAGAGATGGCCGGGAAGCTGGCCGGCGGCCAGAGCGTCGCAGCCGCCGTCCGGGAAAAACGCGGGGAGCTGACCCTCGCCGAGCTGTTCAAGCTCTACCACCAGGACCTGAAGCGCACCACGAAACGGCCGGAAAAGGCCGAGCACCTTTGGCGCCTCTACATCGCCCCCCAGTTCGAGAAGCGGCGGCTGTCGGACATCCGCCCCCTGGACATCGAGCAATGGCATGGCGCGCTGCCGGAGAAGATCCTCGAAGCGCGAGAGGCTGCGGCCGAAGAAGCGCGGCAGCGCAAGGCCGCCCGCCGGCGCGAGATCGAAGAGCGCCAAGGTGGAAGGCGCCGCGGCCCCACCCCCAAACCCGAGCCCGACCGCACTCACCTCCAGTTGCGAACGGTGACCGGCCAGCGAACAGCCAACCTCGCGCTCGAATGCCTGCGGGCGATGTTCAATTGGGCCCTTTCAGCCAAGCGCGGGCTTTTCGACGGCGCCAATCCTGCAGCAGGCCTCTACCACTTCCCCAACCCCGAGCGCGAGCGGTTCCTGCAGGCCAGCGAGGTAGCTGCGTTCTTCAGGGCTCTTGCGGAAGAGCCCAACGAGGCGATGCGGGACTACTTCCTGATCTCGCTGCTCACCGGGGCGCGCCGCGCCGCAGTCCAGTCCATGCGCTGGGTCGACGTCAACCTGCATGAGGCGGAATGGCGGGTTCCGGGTGAGGTCGACAAGCAAGGCCGGCCGTACACCGTCCCCCTTGGCCCTGAAGCGCTGGAGATCCTCAAGGCCCGGCGGCAGGCGGCCGGCAAATGCCCATGGGTCTTCCCTTCCGAACTCAGCAAGACTGGCCACATCACCTCCCCCCACAAGGCGTGGATGCGGCTGCTTACCAGCGCCGGCTTGTCGGACTTCCGCCGGCACGACCTCCGGCGGACCCTGGGCAGCTGGCAAGCGCGCACAGGTGCGTCGCTGGTCATCATCGGCAAGAGCCTGAACCACACATCCCTCGAAGCGACACAGATCTATTCCAGGCTCGACATCGACCCGGTGCGCGGCTCAATGAACAAGGCAACGGCCGCCCTCTTCGACGCGGCAATGGCTACCAAGCCTGCCGAGGTGATCCCCCTCAAACCTGTGGAACATGTCAACGGCAAGGCCACGAAAAAGGCTTGATTGGTGATACGTAGCGGAATACAGTGCTATCCAGCGAATAGCAGCGAATAGAGACAACACGGATCACTGATGACCAAGAAGGCTGCCAAGCAGCGACCGATTCACCCAGGGGCATTTCTGAAAGACACCGTGCTGCCGATGCTTGAAATCTCACAGGGCGCTCTCGCCGACCTGCTGCAGGTCAGCCGGTTGACCGTCAGCCAGCTGATGAACGAACACCGAAGCGTGTCGCCCGAGATGGCGGTACGCCTTGAGCGGCTGCTCGGCGTGAAGGCGGAGTTCTGGCTCGACATGCAACAGGCACTTGACCTATGGGATGTCAGGCAGCGCGCCGACGAGTTTGCGGGCATCAAACCCATCAAGTGGCCCGGCCTGCCGCCAGCAGATTGAAGTACCGGCGCCGCAGCGATCCTGCGGCAAAAGGCGGCCGACCCAAGTGGTGGAGCACGAGGGCCGGCCTGACCACAACGTGCACAACCCGTGAAAGGACCGCACATCATGGCTACTGAAACTGTAACCCTCCCCCGCACAGTGGTGGAGACGATCAAACTCGCCCTGAAAACCGGTATCGACGTCGGCGTCGCGGTTCAAGACATTTGCAACCTCGGACACGAATCAGGCGGCTTGGAAAGCGGCGCCATTTATGCGATTCATGCGTGCTTGGAGAAGCAGGACGACGTCATCCCTGACGCTCTGCAAGTACTGGAGCAAGCGCTCGAGGCGGCAAATGGCTGACACCGGCCAAGCCCTTAACAACTGCGCCGAGATCACCGACGACCACGAAGCAATCAGCTTCTGCAGCGTCGCCCAACCCTCGGTCGTCTACTGTGGAGTGCCGCGGCGTTCCGAGTTCGATGCTCTGCCGATGGAGGCCAGCGATGGCGGCATGCGTCAGGTGCTCGGCGCCAACCTTCGGCGTGTCGATCGCCATATGCTGACGAAGAGCTTGGTCAGCAACGGCGTGACCGTCATCTTTCAATATTGGGGTGTCGCAGCATGAGCGCGCCGACCTCCATGACGACCATCGACGCGCTGCGCTGGGCGCTCGGTCGCGTGGATCCGCACAGCCGTGGCGACTACTTCCATGCGGCAGAAAAGGCGCTCCGGACCGCAGAAGCTGAAGCGGCCCTCGCTGGAAACCTTGCGGCCAACCTGCGCACCAGTGACGACGACAGGCCCGCCGGCACACGAGCCCTGTGTATCGGCTGCCGTGCGCCTGGCCTGACCCTTCTAGGCTACCTGGCTGCTCACACCGCCGTGCCTGCCGATCGCGCGAGGGAATACGCGCGAAAGACCTACGAATGCCCTGACGGCTCGCCGACGTTTGTGCAGGTCAGTCGAGCGCTCGCGGCGCTGCGCATTTTCGAGGCCGACGCCATGACGAAGGCACTGGCCGCTTTGGAATCGCACTGACAGCAAGTTCACGCAGGCACGGCCTGCACCGCACCGAGCCGGCGGATCCCGGCAAGAGCGGCCAGCCAGGTGCTTGGAACCACCTGACCGGCCTCACCACACCAACCGTCAGAGGAAAGAAATGGCTACCCAAACTTTAACCGCCGCGCTGGAAGCGGCTGACGAAAAACTGTCGAAGCTCCTCACCGACGCACACGACATCAAGTCGATGCTCGGAGGCGTCCATGGGCTGCTGGAGGTGGCAGACGACTCAACGGATGACGTCGCTCACGCGCAGAACCTCCTCTGGCTCGCGCGTGAGCGCGTGACGGTTCTCCACGGACAGATAGACCGGCTCGGAGTTGACGTGGCCGGGTCGTTGCAAAAGGGCAGCAGGACCGCGCCAGTCCCCATTCACCCCACGCCCCAAGCCGAAGCAGCACCGGTCGAGTTCGAGGATGAGGAGCGGGCGTCAATTCGGGGAATGTCGACGTCCGGCCTTATCGAGGAAGCGTGCGCGCACGGGCAGGCGGCATCCGACGCGGTAAGCAACGCAATGATCTTGCTTGGCTTGCTGACGAAGAAGTTCGCCAACCTTGACGGTTTCAAGGCAGACGGTTCGATGACGGAGAAGTTTGAAATCGAGGCGACCCTCAGCGCGATGAAGACCCAAGCATCTGTTGACGCAGGCCGTGCAACATCGCTGATCTTCTGTATTGGTGAGCTGGCCATCCGTCTTCAAAAGCTGGAGGCGGCAAATGGCTGACCAGCCGGGGAAGAAGAAACGAGGGACCTACTACACGCCCGCCGTCGGGATTCGCGAGATGGCTGGTGTGGTCAAGACAGAGGAAACCTACCTGGACCGTTATGTCGGAACGGCCGATGCGCTGGTCATGGCCGGAGTTATTGCCATGGATTTGCTTCCAGGGCAGCCTGGGCGGCCAGTGGCGAATGCGGCGTATCGGCCGGAGGGCGTCAAACCTGTCAAAGGCTTCTGGCATCGCGCACCTGGGTACATGACGGTGTTTCGCAATCCGAGCGGAAAATTTCGCGTCGAAATTGTGGTTTCGGAGGATGAGCGCCTCCGCCGCATGACTGCCGCTCAACCAACCCATTGCGTTAAAGAAGATTTGCCTGCAGTTGCCGCTCCATCCCTCAGGGCCCGACGTTCACTGCCGTTGGGATGGGCCGTACTGGCCGGAGCAGGTCTATCCTCTCTGCGCCCTCAGATGGCTCCGACACGCCAGCAGCTGGCGCTCGTGGCCAGCGGCCCACCGCGATAGGTGGCCGACGTGGGGACCCCAGCACTGCGCCACAAAGCGCTGTTCGGAGGCCCGTTCGGTCGGGCCGGCAGGTACGCCCTCGCTTCCGTGCCTTGCGTCGACAGCGGCCTCCACGGCGTCAAGTTCATGGTCGTCGAACCTGCGGCCGGAGCGGTGCTGGCGGTGGCCGCCGAGAAGGTCAAGGCCATCGCTTCGGCCCGTGAGGTGCTGCGCGCCGCTGAAATGTTGGAGCAGCAGCGGGCATATGAGGCCGGGCAGCTCGGCAGCCAGGGCGAGATGTTCCCGATCGATCCGCCCGCGGAAGCCGTGGCGCCAGAACCCCGGCACATCCCCAAGCGCCGGCGCGAGGTGTTCACCAAGTCCGCTGGCCGCTGTCACTACTGCTCAACCGCCCTTCAGTTGGGCGGCGTGTGGCACGTTGAACACATGCTTCCCCGGGCCTTGGGCGGCGACGATGCTGCGGGCAACCTGGTTGCAGCGTGTGCGCCGTGCAACCTCGCGAAGCGAGATCGCACAGCGATCGAGTTCTTCGTTGAGCCGATGGTGGGCACCCAGTGAAAAGGCCCCTTGCCTCCCCGCCCCACTCCATCGCTGCGGAGAGCGCGCACGCCGACGCTTTCGAAGACGACGAATGGCTTCGCCAGCACAACAAGCTGTTGGCGATCGAAGAAGACCTGAAGACCTGCCAGACGCGAGTTATCGCGTTCCAGCGTCTCTACACCACGGGCGAAGGCGGCCGGGCACTGCTGGAGGCGTTCGCCGCCCTGCGGCGACACGATCGGTTGAGCAACCCGCGTCTCCTTAAACGACTTGCCGTGCAAGTCGCCCCGCATCTGTTGGGCATACCAGCAGGCGCCAGAACGCAGGTGCTACGTGCAATGCAGCGGGTAACTGTTCGGCTTCTTGCCGTGCCTTCCATGTCTCAGTCGAAAGACCTTGCGACCCTTAGAGAGGCGCTTCAAATGGCAGGGCCAGAGATGGCCCCTCAGGAGTCCAGGACCCGCATTCTGTACGCACGCCTGACACCCGCCGTTGCGCGACTCTTCGACCAGCAGGTCCACATGCAGCGGAAGTTCCTCGCAGACAAAGGCGCCCCGCCCTTCATGCGAAGCAGAGATCAGATTTTTTCCGCCGTTGGGAAGGCCGCCGACGTCAGCCGAGATGTCGTCCGGAAGGCTTGGCTGTTGGAAATCGGGAAGCCGGGTCGGGAGCACTGGGCAGCGCTTGATCGGGAGGCCAGTGCCAACAACAGCTTGGTACGCACTCGACTGAGATCGGCCAAGGCGGCAGCGGCCGGTACCAAAATCGCCGCCAGCAAGCCCAGCAGGAAGGCCGATGCGATAGATGCTGGCAAGAAGGCAAACAGCCGACTGTTCAAAAAATAGCTCTTTGCGCACTCGTGTATGGGTGCGCAAAGCGTCTGGCTCGTCCAAGGTCGCCCTTGTTCAATCAAGGAGCGACAGAGATGACCAAAGCGACCAGAGCGAAGGCGAGCCCTCACCTTGAGGCCGCCGTCGATCCTGATGCACTCCTCCGCCGCAGCGCTGTCGAAGCACTGAGCGGCTACGGCCGCACCTCAATCGCTTCGAAGGTTAAGGACGGCAGTTTCCCTGCGCCAATCAAATTGAACCAGCGATGCTCGCGCTGGCGCGCCGGCGACATTCGCGCTTGGCTGGAGCAACAGAACGCGCGAGGCGCCAAGTGAGCCAAGTCGTTGCCACCGCTACCGCGCAGGAGCAGAAGGTCCGCCGCCGCGTCGAACTCGCCGCACCAACCGACAACCTGACAGCTGCGCAGGCCTCCCAGTACCTGCAGATCCCTGTCAAGACCCTTGCGGTCTGGCGATCCACCAACCGCGTACCCCTGCCCTTCTTCAGGATCGGCGTCCACATCCGCTATCGCCGCAGCGACCTCGACGCATTCATCGCCTCGACGCTGCAGAACGTGGGGGCTGCATCGTGATGCGCGCTCCCTTCCGCACGCTGCTGGAATGGCTGCACCGCCGCAACGCGGCGGCAGTGGCTCCGGCGGCCAGCGACCCCAACGCTGAAGACGCCCGCTTCGCTGCGGCACATGCCCAGTTGAAGGCCCTCGGCGCCGGCCTGTACCGCTCCGATCCATTCGACGGTCCGACGCGCTACTTCGTCGCCGTCGGTGCCCGGGTTCGCAAGGTCAAAACGATCGGTGCTGTCACTGCGATGGCCGTCCGCCTGCGCGATCGCCGCGACCAGAAAGCGGACGAGGTGTCCGCATGAGCTCGGTCGCAGTTCAGCACCTGGCGGCAGATTCGGCCTGTGCGATCAAGCGCTTCGCGACCTTGAAGGCGCGCGCTGCGCTGATCGGCAGCACCCTGCACTGCATCGAAGGCGACGACGGAAAGCCGGCATTCATCGTGACGCGATGGGCGCTGACCAAGGCGCTCGCCGACCTCGATGCCGTCGACCAGTTTTTGAGCGAGATGGGAGCCCGCTGAATGGCCACCGAAGGCATCTACAGGAGGCTCAGCGTGCGCATGTACGGCGACGAGAAGTTCATGAGATTGACCCCGCTGCTCCCGTCCGGTCAGGCGCTGTGGATCTACCTACTGACGGGCCCGCACACCGGCCCCATCCCGGGCGTGTTTGTGATCGGCCGCGCTGCCCTTGCAGAAGCCCTCAATTGGGAAGATGAAGACTTTGCGAAAGCCTTTCAGGAGGTGTTGGGCGAAGGGCTGATCGAGTTCGATGGAAAGACCCGAATGTGGTTCATTCCGAAGGCGATCCATCACAACCCGCCGCCGAACCCGAACGTCGTCAAGTCTTGGCGCAGTCACTGGCAACTGCTGCCCGAGTGCAGCCTGCGAGACCGGATTTTTGACCATCTGAGCGCCTCACTTTCAGAGGTATCACCGGCCTTCGCAAAGGCTCTTGATGACGCTTGCTCAAAGACTCCCGGAAAGCCTTCCGACAAGGCTTTGCCAAATGGTATGGCGAAACAGGAGACAGGAAGCAGGAAGCAGGAGCAGGAAGAAAAGAGACCTTCGGTCTCGTCGGCCAGGCCGACCGTTCCATGCCCGTACGAGGCAATCGTTGCCCTCTATCACGAGAAGCTGCCCACCCTGCCGAGCGTGAAGCTGATGCAGCCAGCACGGCAAAAGGCGCTGCGCAAGCTGTGGGCTTGGGTGCTCAGCAGCACCAAGTCCAGCGGCGAACGTCGGGCTATGAACTCCGAAGAGGCTTTGGCGTGGATCGGCGACTACTTCTCCCGGGCCGCAGAAAACGACTTCCTGATGGGCCGAGGCGATCGATCGGGTCCACACGCCAACTGGCGCTGTGACATGGATTTCCTGCTGACCGACCGGGGAATGCGCCATGTCATCGAGAAAACGGCGGTGGCGGCATGAGCGCGCGGGACATTCCGGACGACGTGTCCACTCTGCGCATTCCGCCGCATTCGGTCGAGGCCGAACAGAGCGTGCTCGGCGGCCTGCTCCTCGACAACGGCGCCTGGGACCGGGCCGGCGACATGCTCACCGACGGCGACTTCTACCGCTACGAGCATCGGGTGATCTACGGCGCGATCGCCACCATGATCAATGCCGGTAAACCCGCCGACGTAATCACCGTCTTCGAGTTGCTGCAGCGCAGAGGCAAAGCTGAAGAGGCCGGCGGCCTGCCGTACATCAACGCCCTGGCGCAGAGCGTGCCCAGCGCCGCCAACCTGCGCCGCTACGCCGAGATCGTGCGAGAGCGGGCCCTGATGCGCACCGTCATCGCAACTGCCGGAGACGCCGCCACGATGGCGTGGGCCAGCGACGACGCGGGCGCCACGATCGACAGCATCAGCACGATGTTCGGCGAGTTGCAGCGTCACCAAGTGCGCGCCGTGCCACGGGCCATCGCCGACATCGCGATCGAGCGGATCGACCACTACACCGCGTTGGCCGACGGTACGGCGGTCGCAGGCTGGCCGACACACATCCCGGCGCTTGACGCTCGGCTGAACGGCGGCTTGAGGGCGGGCGGCCTGTACATCGTCGGCGCCAGGCCGGCGGTGGGCAAATCCTCCTTTGCTCAGCACATCGGCCTCGGCCAAGCGCGCGACGGCCGGCCAACCCTGTTCCTGAGCCAGGAGATGGCCGCGGCAGAAGTCGCCGACCGCGGCGTGTCCAGCACAGGCCGCGTGAGCTACAGCGCTTTGCTCACCGGACAGATGGCCGACGATGACTGGGGCCGCGCCAGCGATGCCATGGAGCGACTGGCCACCCTGCCGTTTCACATCGACGACGAAGGCGCGCTGACGCTCCGTGCCATCCGTACGAAGGCGAAGTCGATCAAGGGACTGAAGGTCCTGATCCTGGATTACCTCCAACTGTGCGCCAGCACTCGGCGAGACGGCAACCGCAACTCTGAACTCGAAGAACTCTCCAGAGGACTCAAGGCGCTGGCCAAGGAACTCGGCATAGCGGTAGTCGCCCTGTCGCAGCTCAACCGTGCTGTCGAAACCCGTGCAAACCGGCGCCCGAACCTCAGTGACCTTCGCGACTCGGGCGCCATCGAACAGGACGCCGACGTCGTTCTGTTCCTCTGGCCGGTGCGCGAACTCGAAGCCGAAGGCCGGCGGATCGTTGGCTTGGGCATCGACAAGAACCGGCAAGGCCGCACCGGCGAACTGGGCCTCGACTTCTACGGCGACATCCAGCGCTGGTGCCAGAGCACCGCAGACATCCGGCCGCCGGCACCGACACGAGGCACCGACCTGTGACGCCCACCCCCATCACCACCAGCGGCACCGCCGCATCAGCAACCAGAAAACGGAAGAGCCTTCCATGTCATCGACGACCCCCGACCACTTCGACAACTGGCGCCGCACTGGCCCACTCGACATCGCCGAGTGCATCGCGCTTTCGCGGTTCCTTCCGGTCCATCCGCTCCCGCGATCCGCTTTGCCGGAACTGACGGCGATGACCGAGAACAGCGACTACGCCATCGGCGTCTGCGAACTGCGCGATCGGGGCTGGCTTCGTGTTCGTCGCCTCGCATGGCATCTGACCTCGCGCTGCCTTGCCGAACTGCCCGCGATCACCGGCCGAGAAATTGGCCCCGAACTTGTCGCTGAACTGGGCAAGTACATCGCCGCGGCCGACTCCATGGTGCCGCCGCGCACCACAGCGGAAGACGTCGTCCTGACGAGCGGCCGGCTTGCGCTTGGCATGGCGCGCGGCGCCACGGCGCAGCACCAGCACATCGGCCGACAGATCTTCGACGGCCTGATCGAAGTCGCGGAAGCCAACGGATTCGATGCATCGAGCGCGCTGCGCAGTGCCATCCGTCGGGACGACGAAGAGCGTGCCCATCTGCTCGCCGCACAGCTCTGCGATGCGGCGCCGGTCGACGAACTGGCCGCCGTCATCGATCGATTCCCAGCCGCGGACGTGCTCTCGGCACTCGCGTGGCAACGCCACTGACAACCCGGAACAACTCCTCTACCAACCCCTGCCGCAAGGCCACCACCCCGAAGAATGCAATGACCAAGATCGAAATCCACCCTGACGTCAAAGCCGCGATGACCACCGCGGCCGACTTGCTGGCCGACGCCCAGCGCCTCGATGAGGCGATCGCCAAAAAGCAGACCGAGGCTCATCTTTCTGCTGCGAAGCAGGAGGAAGCCGCCGCCGCTCTTGCCACCCTGGAAGCCGACCTGGCAATGAGCATTGACGAGTCGGCGGCAAAGGCGCTCGAAGCCAAGATCAAAAAGGCCGCCGCCGCCGAGTCCGAAGCCCGGCAGTTGCACGAGCGCCAACAGCGAATCGTCGCAGCACTGATGCAACGCCTCGAAGTAGTCGAGGCGGACATCGCCGGCGAGCGAGCGGTCATGGATTCGACGCTCAACCACCACAGCAACTTGATCGCCGAGGATCTCGCTGACGAACTGTTGGAAGCAGCCAAGCCGTTGATCGCGGCGCTTCACCGGCTCGCGGCGTTGAACGGAGCCATCAACCATCAAGGGTTGCGTGAGCTGCTGCACACAGCCCGGTTGAAGCATCCCACCCGGTCCTATCACCTCTTCGACATGGGGCGGGTGTTGTCGGAGAGCGGCGATCGCACGTTGCCTTGGTCGGAAGGATGGCAACTCGACGCCGATCTGTTGGAAGCTCATCGCGTGGCGTACGAGCCGCGCAAGGTTCTCAACCAGCTGGGCAACTATGTGCCCCGAGCAGTCAGGCAAAAGGCGGCACAGCCCTACGTCCGCCGCGGCTACAGCTTGGACCCTGACGAAGTGCCGACGCCCAGCCGGCGCCCACAGCAAACCGCGCAGGCGTCGACCACGCCGGCACCACCGGCGCCGACCCCGAGGCGCATGCCTGCCGGGCCGATGCAGGAGGCCTCCGTGACGAGCGGCTTGAACCGAGACCTGGTCGACCACCAGATCCCCCGCTCCGAGTTTTCCTCGCTCTGAAGGAGTACCTGAATGCCATTCGGTCTCACCCCCGTTGACCAGAACTTCAACGCCATGACAGGCCCCAGCGGCCTCAAGCTGGTGACGCTTCTGCAATCGGACACCATCGCGTACGGGCTCGGGGACCTTGTGTCCATCACAGGCGCCATGGACAGCAGCGGCAGCCCGGTCGCCCGATCGCCCTGGGGACTGCCCTTCGCATTCAACGCGACGGACCGCCTTGCGGTGCTGGTGGCCCTCGCACCGAACCTGCCCGCGAGCGCCGCGCCGTTCAGCGTTCCGGCCGTGAAGGCCGCACCGTACTCGGTCTGGGCCCTACCTGTTCTCGCCCGCGAGTTCGAAATCATGGGCGACGGCACCGCGCCATCGCGCGCAAGCGAGAAGCTGCAAAACGGCGGCGTCCTTCCTTCGCTGCCACGCGATGCCATAGCGACCGGCACCCTTTTCGCCGACCTGGCCCAAGCCGCACCGGCCGGCGGGTTCAGCGGCCTGGCGCTCGTCGGCTCCAGCATCCGAAGCACGCCGACCTCTTCGATGGTGCGGATCCTGGACCTCGCACCCGGCCAGCCCATGGCGGCCAACGCGCTTTGGCGGGTCCAGCTGATCCGCAAGAGCTGACCTCCTTCCACACCACATCACTGAGCAAACCATGACCGATACCAACACCAGCACCAGCACCACCGCGATCGCCGAAACGATCACCATCACCTTCGCGCGGCCGATCAAGCTTGGCGAGGTCGAGTACACCGACATTACGTTGACCGAGCCGACGGCCGGCCAGCTGATCAAGTCCAGCAAGGCCGGAAACAGCCTTGAACAGCTGGTCTCGCTGATCAACCTGAACGCGGCCGTGCCGATGGGGGTGGTCGAACGGATGAGGCAGCGAGATTTCGGACGATGCGACCGCTTTTTTTTGCAGTTCGATCGCGCGTCCCAGGTGACCTCGACACCGTCATCGCCGACCTGACGCATTTTTACGGCTGGGGCCCGCGCGACGCGATGGGCCTCACGTTGACAGAACTCGCTTGGTGGAACCGCCAAGCCAACCGGATAGCGCCTTTGAAAGGATGACATGTCGAACCGTTTCGCATTTGAAATCACGGCCGTTGACCGTTACACGAAGGTCTTCCGGGACCTGAACAACAAGGCCAGCAAGGCCATGCGGCCACTGACCAGCGCACAGCGGTCCATCGCATCGCTGGGCCGCGAAATGCACCTGCCGGCTGTGGCCAAGGGCATGGAGCGAATCACGCGCTCATCGCTCAACATCGCGTCGAGCATGGGCGCGCTGAGCCCTCAGATGCAGGCAGCCTTCGGCGCGGGCGTAGCGGGCAGCATCGGGGGCGTCGCGGCCAGCATCGCAGCGCTTGGGGTTCGTTCGATGAACACCGGCAACGAAATTTCCCGGACGGCGCAAGCGCTGTCGATGGCCACCGGGACCTTGCAGTCGTACCGCGGCGCAGCTCGCCTTGTCGGCATCGAAACAGAAGCGGCCACGGCCGGTTTTCTCGCGCTGCAGAACGCGCTGTACGGTGCCACCTTCGGCACAAATCGTGAGGCGGAACTGGTGTTCCATAAGCTGGGCGTCACGATCAAAAAGAACCGCGACGGCACGATCGACACAGCGGCGGCATTCGACGACCTGGCCCGCGCCATCTCGAAGATCCAGGACCCACACACTCAAGCAGCCGCCGCCGATGCGCTCGGCATCGGAGCTCTGCTACCCCTGCTCCGTGAAGGCGAAGCGGGCCTCGCTAGGCTCAAGGCGATGATCGAGCGGGTCAACGGTGTGATTGGTAAGGACTCCGTCGAGGAAGGCCGGAAGTACACCGAACAGCTGAATCTCATGAAAATAAGTTGGGAGGCGCTGGCCACCGTCCTCGGCGCCAAGGCCTTCCCCGCCATTTCGCGAACGATGGAGGCGCTGACCGATCTGTCGCGAGCTCGGGATGGTGGCAAGGACTTCGCCGCTCGTATCGGTGAAGGTCTGTGGGAGTGGGCAAAGCCGGGCAAGGATCGCAGCGTCACCAAGCTGTGGACCGCAATGTTCGGCGAGTCCGAGCCCGGCTCCGTCCACCTGAAGCCGGAAGACCGGGCCCGCGCTGCCCGCATCAGCACCGGCCGCGTTTCCAGCGGAGCCGGAAGCGGCCCGACATCCTTCCGCGATCCTGCCTACGACGTGCTCGATGCTGACGTCGAGAAGCGCCTCGGTCTTCCATCAGGGCTGCTTTCCGGAATCCGCAAGAACGGTGAACGCTCGAACGCTGACCAAGTCAGCAGCGCCGGTGCGCGGACCGTCTATCAGGTCACGCCTTCCACCCGAGACCTTGCGCTGAAGAAGTGGGGCATCGACGCATATAGCGGAGCCGCCCAGGCATCCGAGGTCGCCGGCCACCTGCTGAAGGATTCGCTCGACCGAAACGGCGGTGATGTGAGCGCGGCGATTGGCGAGTACCACGGCGGCACCGATCGCCGCAACTGGGGGCCGATCAACGCCGCATATCGAGAACGTGTCGGCGGGCCGCTCGGCGCTGGGGATACAGGGGCAGCACCCCAGTCGATCCGGGTCGAAGTGGCCTTCGCCAACGCGCCGCCGGGGCTGCAGGTTCGGGCGCGCACGGACACGGGATCCTCGGTACCGATTCGTGTGTCGACCGCGATGGGTGGGGTCACGCCATGAACGTCGACGACTTCCCAATCCAGCGCGTGGAAATCCGTGCGCGGCGGCCGCCAAGTGACGACGTCAGCATCATCGTCGACGGCCACGCGCTGTCTGGCTGGACCGATGTTCGCATCACCCGCAGCATTGAGCGCGTGCCGAATGATTTCGAGCTCGGCATGACCGACCTCTATCCCGGCGACGCGGACGCAATGCAGGTCAAGCCGGGGGACCCGTGCGAGGTGAAGATCGGAAAGACATTGGTGCTGACCGGCTTCATCGACCGCGTGATTCCGAGCATCGATGGTCGACAGCACGCAATCAAGGTGCTCGGCCGCGGGAAGTGCTGCGATCTTGTGGACTGTGCCGCCGTCTGGCCGGGTAGCCAGATCAAGGGATCGTCGGTGCTCGACATCGCCCAGAAGCTGGCCAAGCCCTACGACATCAAGGTAGCCGGCGAGCCGGGGTCGCTCGAGATCCCCACCTTCAACCTGAACTTGGGTGAAACCACGTTCGAGATCATCGAGCGGCTTTGCAGGGTCAGCCGACTCCTCGCCTACGAGCAACCCGACGGCAGCCTGCTTCTGGCCAACACGCGCCTTGACTTCGCGGCATCGGGATTTGC